CCACGCCCCATCTCCACTATGCAAGGCAATGAGAAAGTTGACTACTCAAGTGTCATCTATCCTCTTGCTGACCATATCAAGAAATTCGCGTGGTACGCCTTCGGCCGCACTCCTAGGAGTATAGCCGAACGTGTTGCTAGCATTTGTGGGCGGTCTAAATCCGTGTCCAATACCGACTTTTCACGGTTTGATGGCCACAAAGACAACACCGCCCGCCTGCTCGAAGAATCGATTCTACGACGCGCATTCCATCCCACCTATCACTCTTTTGTGTTAGACGCCCACCTGCGCTCGTATGGACTCCAGGCCTACTCCGCCTTTGGAATCAAGTATGACACCAAGTTCGCCCAAAATTCAGGCTCCCCAGACACTTCACTCTTCAACACTGTTCTCAACGCATTCATCGCCTACTTGGCGAAGCGGATGGAAAAAGATGAAAATGGAGTGTTCAAGAGCCCCGACGTTGCGTGGAACGAAGTGAATGAGACTTGTATTTTTGGCGGAGATGATGGACTGGCAGGCGACCCACCAACTACCTATGAGAAGGCAGCCTCCCTGCTGAACCATGACCTCAAAATCGAGATCATTCCCAGGGACGAATGTGGAGTATCTTTTCTTGCCCGACGCTACGGACCCCAGGTTTGGTATGGAGACATCAACAGTTGCTGCGACATCAAGCGACAGCTGTCGAAATTCCATGCCACTACCCCCCGGCCCGGAGTGCCCGACGCGCGAATTCTGCTGGAGAAATCGCACTCTTACTGGCTAACTGATGCCAACACACCATGGATTGGTGAGTTGGTGTCGGCCATTGAGAAATGTGACTTCGCCCGTGGAATTACGCGTAGCCCGGTGCGTTGGACAGACCAGTTTGACCGTAGCGACCAGTACCCGAACGAAGAGGCGACGTGGATGTATGGCTATGCAATAGAATCACTTCCAAACTTCAACGAGCGATTGTTCTTGAAATACTTGGAGTGTTGCAAAACCGTCGACCACTTTCTCTCGTTCCCTACTTGTTGCACTATCGACGTCACCTCTGAGGATGATGTCGTGGTCAACGGGATCACCTACGGCCCACGACACTAGGTGATCGCACTTCAGGCATGATAACGCCTCCTTGTGGGAGGAGGCGTGTTGTTTTAAACCAATTTCATCATGCCAAAATCAAAACAACAAACAAAACGCAAAGCTACTCCTAAGAAGAAACCAGTTTCTCTGAGTGTGCCCAAGCAAAAGATCCCCCCACATCTGACCCACACCGTCTGTGGTCTCACCGATCCCTTCTGTAACCACGCCCGCGGCGCGAAATACCCCGATGACTCCTCGCTGGTCACGTTTCCCTACACGCAGCGTAGTAGTTACGACATTGTCACCAATGCCAACGGTGCTGCATGTTTACTGTTTCTCCCTACATTTAACAAGACTAACTTTATTCAGTGCAACGTTGTTGGCAACGTGGCAACTCCAACCACTCGTGCCGTTGATGCTCCCCTAGGTGGCGTTGCGGGCTTCCGCATTGTCTCTTGGGGTTTCATCTTCCGTCGTGTCAGTTCCAACTTCACTACGTCTGGCCTCCTGCGACTTCGCAGTAAGCAAACCATCGATGGCCAGCCCTTTGTGGCTGGCTATGATGCCGCTGCCTACACCGCCAGTGAATCGATGGACGTCTCTCTAATCGAAGCCACTGAAGTCGCAATCGTAGGACCACATACTTCACAAATGCCACAGTTGTTCTACAACCCCGATACGGTTCTCACCGGAGGAACGGCAACTGACTGGGATTCTTCTGGATTCTCCCCAATCAGTATGCTCGTCTCTGGTGCTCCAGCATCCACGACAGTTGCATCCATTGAAGTCGTCGTCCACTACGAGGTTCAATTCGACCCTGACTCTTCCCTCGCCCTTGCTGCGACTCCCCCGCCAAAGTCCAATCCACTCATCACCGGTGTTGCGGCTGAAGTAACTTCTGCTACTTCCAGCTTCTTCCAACGTGGTGTGGGGATGGTGGCGAACACAGTCGCGAATGCAGCCCTAGGATATCTCAGTCGTCGTCTAGCACCCGTCTCTGCCATGCGTACGATAATGGACGTGGATTAAGATCGATTGCTCTTACCGCAAAAACCATAAAACTTCTTAACTTCAATCACCCAGCTTTCAGTGTTTTGAACACAAAAACCCACCACGGCCC